GCCATGTACACTATTTTGCTCAATTATTTTGCTAACTTTTCATAAAAGGGGTACCCCCCCCTATTTTTTTCGATAGGCTTGCATATATACTATATATTTTCGTATAATGTATGAGAAACGTTCAAGGGACCCTAAAGGGGGTATATATATTTTTTAAAAAAATGAGAACATGACACCTAAACAACTAAGAGTATTAGAAGCCATTGAAGGGTATTGGGAAACAAAGCACTGTGGACCGTCATTAGAAGCCATAGCGAGCATTGTTGGAGTCTCCTCTAGGTCTACTGTACATGCTATCGTAAAACGCTTACATGAGGACGGGTGGATCACCATGCAACCTAAACGATGGCGTACCATGATGTCTGTCAGAAAATCTCCGCTAGTTCAACATCAAGAAGTTGTGGCGGTGGTTGAAGAAATAGAAGAGCCAGTGAAACCTAAAGTCGTTTACAAGACTACGGCACACGAACATACAGCTAACGTAGTGGCTGAAAAAAAAATTTTGGACAACGATGGTCTGTCTAACTTAGATAAAAAGAAAGAATGGTTGGCTCGCATGGAAGAATCTGAAAAAGATGAGCTTGATAAATTATTTGAAAAACACTTGACGAACAAGTGAAGGTATGAATAATGTGTAAAATCTTGGAGAGCTTTGCTCTCAACAGTTTAAAACTAGCTAGTTATATACTAAGTATTAATATAGTTAGTTATAAACTAGATGAAACAATTCCTAGTTCCCACAATCACTCCACAGAAGATTGCTCTCCTTTGGTAGTAAAAATCTATAAAGGTTGTGGGGGCTAACTTGTCTAATCAATACCTTGATAAAATCAAAACATTGCCCGTCAGTGAACAAAAACTTTTTTTATCATTATTAGAAGAGTACGAAGAAGCCTCGAACAGAATTGCTTGCAGTGATAACTTCCTTCCATTTGTTAAACACATATGGGCTGCCTTCATAGAAGGCTATCATCACACTAAAATGGCTGATGCCTTTGATCGTGTAGCTAACGGTGATTTAAAAAGATTAATTATTAACATGCCACCCCGTCATACTAAATCGGAGTTTGCGTCTTATTTATTGCCAGCTTGGTATCTGGGTAAGTACCCTGATAAAAAAATCATTCAAATTGCTCACACGGCTGAACTAGCAGTAGGCTTTGGACGTAAAGTAAGAAACTTGGTTGGATCAGGTGATTTTAAAGAAGTCTTCCCTGATGTTGCTTTGCAATCAGACAGTAAGGCTGCTGGACGTTGGAACACTAATAAAGGCGGAGAATACTTTGCGATTGGTGTGGGCGGTGCTGTAACGGGTAAAGGTGCGGATGTTTTAATTATAGACGATCCACATTCAGAGCAAGAAGGACAAAGTGGCGATCCTAGTGTTTTTGACAGAGTGTACGAATACTATACATCTGGACCAAGACAGCGTTTACAACCGGGCGGTTCTATCGTTATTGTAATGACACGTTGGCATAAAAAAGATTTGACGGGTCAAATATTAAAAGCACAACAAAAAAGAGAAGGCGTAGATGATTGGGAGGTTATAGAGTTTCCTGCTATTTTGCCTTCTGGTAAAAGTTTATGGCAAGAGTTCTGGGATATAAAAGAACTTGAAAAATTAAAAGCAGAACTTCCTATATCAAAATGGTCTGCTCAGTATCAACAAGACCCTACTTCAGAAGAAGGAGCGATTGTTAAAAGAGAATGGTGGAAAAATTGGGAATCTGATGTTCCTCCACAATGTGAATTTATTATTCAATCTTGGGACACCGCTTTTTTAAAAACACAACGTGCCGACTATTCAGCATGTACAACGTGGGGAGTTTTTTATAAAGAAGACGAAGGAACAGGAATAATGCAACCGAATGTTATTTTGTTAGATGCTATAAAAGATCGTATGGAATTTCCTGAATTAAAAAAGAAAGCATTTGATCATTGGAAAGAATGGCAACCAGATGCGTTTATAGTTGAAGGCAAAGCTGCTGGAATGCCTTTAATTTTTGAATTAAGATCAATGGGCATACCTGTATCAGAATACACGCCTAGTCGTGGTAACGATAAGGTAGCTAGAGTTAATGCTGTGGCTGATTTATTTGCATCAGGTATAGTATGGGCTCCAGAGAAAAGATTCTCTGAAGAAGTTATAGAAGAATTTGCTGCTTTTCCTAGTGGAGAGCACGATGACTTGGTAGACTCTTCAACGCAAGCGTTGTTAAGATTCCGTCAAGGTGGATTTGTTCCTTTGCACTCTGATGAAGAAGATGAAGAGTTTGTAGGAACAAGAGCAGAATATTATTAAAGGAGCACTTATGAGACTTTGGGAAAGAATATCATCTTTTTTTGAAAGAAAGACAATAGAAAAAGCAGATAAAGTAACTGAAAAAGTTATTAAAAAATCTAAACAAATAGAAGAACGCTTAACAGAAAGTAAAGAGGCTGTTGTTGTTAAAGAAACAACAAATTATCCTTCATCTAAAAAACCCGTTAGAGCAAGAACTAAAAAAGGCACTTACGTTGCAGATGATAAGTCCACTAAAAATATAAATGAAGCTTGGGAAGGTGGAAAAGCACCAACTAAAATAGCTAAAAAGAAACCCAAAATTGTTAGAAGAAAAAAATCTAGGTAATTAAATGGCAGAAAAACCACTACAAACACCAGAATCTATCGTAAAAGATAACGCACTTGAAATTTTGGTAACAAACCCAGAAGAAATTGAAATAGGAACTGAGGATGGAGGTCTGCTTATAGACTTTGATCCTGATTCTTCAGACTTTACGGATGAATTTAATGACAATCTTGCTGAATTTATGGAAGATTCAGAGCTAGATGAATTAGCTTCTGAGTTAGTTTCTAGTTATAAAAGTGACAGAGAATCAAGATCAGATTGGGAAGAAACTTATATTAAAGGTTTGGATCAATTAGGTCTTAAAATAGAAGACAGAACTCAACCTTGGGATGGTGCTTGTGGAGTATTTCATCCATTGTTAACCGAAGCGGTAGTTAGATTTCAGGCACAAGCCATATCAGAAGTGTTTCCACCTAAAGGACCAGTAAGAACCAAAGTGGTAGGTACAATTAATTCTGAAAAAGAACAACAAGCCAGTCGTGTTAAAGATTATCTTAACTATTTATTAACAGACAAGATGACCGAATACCGCAGTGAAACAGAAAAATTACTGTTTAATTTGCCGTTAGCTGGTTCTGCTTTTCGTAAAGTTTATTTTGATCCTAGTATGAACAGACCGTGTTCTATGTTTGTTCCCGCAGAAGATTTTGTTGTTAGTTACGGTGCTTCTGATCTAACAACTTGCGAACGTGCTACGCACATAATGAAGAAAACATCTAACGATGTAAGAAAATTACAAGTAAATGGCTTTTACAGAGATATTGAATTAGATGAACCTTCTCCAGATTTAAGTGATATTAAAGAAAAATATAATCAATTAACTGGAGACAGTGCAAGTTACGATTACGACCAACGACATACATTGTTGGAAATGATGGTTGATCTGGATTTAGAAGATTTTCCAGATTTAAAGGACGGAGAGCCTACTGGCATAGCTTTACCTTATATTGTTACCGTAGATTTGTCTTCTCGTAAGATTCTATCCATTCGCAGGAACTGGTATGAAGAAGACGAGCAGAAAATGTCTCGACAACATTTTGTTCATTATCAATATTTACCGGGGTTAGGATTCTATGGTTTCGGTTTAATACATTTAATTGGTGGTATAGCAAAATCTGCAACAAGTTTACTAAGACAACTGGTAGATGCTGGTACGCTTTCCAACTTACCCGGTGGTTTAAAAGCCAGAGGACTAAGAATTAAAGGCGATGATACGCCTATTATGCCCGGAGAGTTCAGAGATGTGGACGTTCCCGGGGGTGCTATAAGAGATAACATTACTTTCTTGCCTTATAAAGAGCCATCAGGCGTTCTTTATCAATTATTAGACAGTTTAGTTGAAGAAGGAAGAAGATTTGCGTCAGTAGCTGACATGAAAGTAGCAGATATGAGCAATCAAGCTCCTGTAGGCACTACATTGGCTATTTTAGAGCGTTCTATGAAGGTTATGGGGTCTGTTCAAGCCAGAATTCACGCTTCTATGAAGAAAGAATTAAATATTCTTTCAGGAATTATAAGAGATTTCGGTCCAACAGAGTATCCATACGCTACAGAGGGGCAAGAACTGCTTCCTGAAGATTTTGACAACAAAATAGACGTAATACCTGTATCTGATCCCAATGCTTCTACTACCGCACAAAGAATTATGCAGTATCAAGCAGCTTTACAGCTTGCTCAACAAGCACCACAAATGTATAACATGCCAGAATTGCATAGACAGATGCTAGAAACGTTAGGAATTCGTGATCCAGAAAGTATTGTGCCATTAGATGAAGATATAGACCCTACAAACCCTGTATCTGAAAATATGAACATGCTTAATGAAAAACCTGTCAAATCATTTATGTATCAAGACCATGAAGCACATATTATGACGCATATGGCTATGGCAGATGATCCTAAGATTAAACAAATGATTGGTCAAAGTCCTAATGCTAACGCTATTATGGGTGCTTTCTCTGAACACGTTACAGAACATATTGCTTTTCAATATCGTAAAGAAATAGAAGAACAGCTCGGTGTGCCGTTACCACCTCCAGATGAACCATTACCAGAAGATATAGAGTTAAGACTGTCTCAGTTGGTTTCGGAAGCGGCACAGCGAGTCTTACACAAAGACCTTGCAGAAGAAAGACAAAAAGAAATACAAAAGAAAATGGAAGACCCTGTTATTCAACAACGTGAACGTGAGTTGGATATAAGAGAATCTCAGGTTCAATCTAAAATAAAGTCTGATGCACAGAAAATAGCTGTTGATTTACAAAAATCTAAAGTTGTGGCTGCAACAGAATTAGAACGTTTAGCTTCACAAGAAAGAATAACAAGTGCTAATATAGCTGCTAAATTAGCTACAGACGAAGCCGATATAAGCAGTAAAGAGAAAATAGAAGGTGCTAAGATAGGAAAAGAAATAGCATCAGATATATTACACAAGGATAAATGAGCGATTTAAGTACACAAAATTTCCCTGATGCGTTACGAAATATAATAAGAGATCGAATGAATGATCACTCAGACGCTATCAGTGGAGGGAGCTGCAAAGACTTTAGCGACTACAAGTATATGACAGGAATCATTGCTGGTTTAGCTTTAGCAGAACGTGATCTTCTGGATTTAATTGAAAGAGGAGAACAATAACGCCATAATGGTGCAAAGGTCTCTGGTCCTTAACCAGTGCAATAAAAGGAAACTATGGAAGCTGTAACAGAAATAGAAACAAAAAAGTCTAATTCAAAAGAAGAAGACCAAAAAGCAAAACAACTACCAGAACCTGCTGGTTATCGAATATTAATAGCATTACCCGAAGCAGAAGAAAAAACAGAAGGCGGTATTATAAAAGCTGCTTCTCTTGTAGAAAGAGAATCTGTTGGATCAATATGTGGATTTGTAATGAAATTAGGTTCAGACGCTTATCAAGATGAAAGACGTTTTCCTAACGGAGCGTATTGCAAAGAAGGCGATTGGATAATAATGCGTTCTTATTCAGGCACTAGATTTTTAGTGCATGGAAAAGAATTTCGATTAATCAATGACGACAGCGTAGAAGCTGTTGTTGAAGACCCAAGAGGAGTAGTTAAAGCATGAGTACAAACGAAGAATTTGCAGAACAAGAAGAACTTGTTATAGAAGAACCTGCTACAAAAGAAGAAAAATTTTTAGGTATAAAAAATACTGTTGTTTCTGACAATAAAGAAGAATCTGATTTTGATGTAGAAATTATTGACGACAGACCTGAAGAAGATAAAAAAACACCTCGTTCTGATGAACAAAAAACATTAGATCAAGAAGATTTAGAAACTGAAATTGATAATGTAGATGATCGTGTAAAAAAACGTATAGGCAAACTTAAATACGAATGGCACGAAGAAAGAAGAGCTAAAGAAGCAGCAGAAAAACTTCGTGATGAATCTGTAAATTTTGCTAAACAACAATCAGAAGAAAACAGAAGATTGCAAGCTTTGGTCCAACGTGGCGAAAGTGCATTAATGACGCAAGTTAAAGCAAAAGCTGAAACACAATTAGAGCAAGCAAAGCAATTTCATAAAAATGCTTATGAAGCTGGTGATGCAGATCAATTAACAGATGCAACACAAGAAATGCTTAAAGCTCAATCAGAGTTAAAAGTTGCCGATGATCATCTTGCTAAACAAGCCAGACAACAACAGCAACAAACAAACGCTCCAATACAACAACAACCATTACCAACAAAAGCACCACCTATTGATCAAAAGGCAGTTGCTTGGTTAAAAGAGAACCCTTGGTTTGGTTCAGAAGATCAAAAAGAAATGACTGCTTTGGCATATGGAATACATGAAACTTTAATTACTAAAGAAGGTGTTTCGCCACAGTCAGATAAGTATTATGAGGAAGTGAGCAAGCGTATGCGTGTTCGTTTCCCTGATTATTTCGGGATGGAAAATTCTAATGAAGACAGCAACGAAGTTGTTGAAACTGTGACATCCAGAAATACACAATCGGTGGTTGCTCCATCTACTCGAAACAACGGTAGCAAACCCCGCAAAGTACAGTTAACTTCAACTCAAGTAGCTCTCGCAAGGCGACTTGGGCTTAGTCCAGAAAGATATGCAAAAGAACTCATTAAGGAGAAAATATAATGTCTGATATATATGAAAACAACACAGAAGAATCTGTAGTTGATAAGCGAGCACCTAGAGAAGTAGATGAAAGAAAAGACGATACTCGTCCATCTGATAATTTTGTACCTCAATCTTTATTGCCAACACCGATTCCTCAAGACGGTTGGGTTTTTAGATGGGTCAGAACGCAGATACTAGGGGAGTCCGACAACATAAACGTTTCAACACGTTTTCGTGAAGGTTGGGAACCCGTGTTATCTGAAGATCACCCAGAACTAAAAATACAATCTGATTACGGATCAGAGTTTGCAAAAAAAGGAAACATTGAAATAGGAGGTTTACTTTTATGTAAAGCCTCTAAAAAAGCAATGGATGGAAGAGCAAAATATTATCAAGATATGGCTCAAACCCAAATGGAAGGTGTCGATAGAAATTATCTACGAGAAAATGATCCTCGTATGCCACTGCTAAACCCAGAAAGAAATACGAAGGTCAAATTTGGTGGCAATACTTAATTTTTAAGTAAAGCTTAATTTAATTTTAATCGGAGAAATAATATGTCAGCAACGGCAACTCCCACAGGTGCAGAACCTATTGGTACTTTAAGTTCTAGCGGTTCCTTTACAGGAAAAGTTAGACATTTAAAGATTGCCAGTAATTACGGCACTGCTATTTTCTATGGTGACTTTGTAAAAACAGTCGCTGCTGGAACAATAGAAAAGGATACAGGAACAACCGCCTTAACCACCACTGGTGTTTTTATGGGCTGTTTCTACACTGATCCGACCACTAAACAACCTACATATTCACAATATTATCCAGCTTCAACGGTAGCTAGTGATATTAAAGCTTATGTGTTAGATGACCCACATGTTCTAATGAAAATGCAAGGCGATGCTACTTTAGCTCAAACTGCAATAGGTAATAATGTTTCAATGGTTCAAACCGCAGGTTCAACAGATATTGGACGTAGCAAAAATGCAGTCGATAGTTCAACTATTGCAGCAACTACAGCTACTCTTCCTCTTCGTATCATCGATTTTGTCGATGGTCCGGATAGTTCTGTTGGTGACGCTTACACAGATGTCATTGTTAAATTCAATGTAGGGCATCAATATCTAAATACCACTGGTATTTAACGGAGTATATAAATGGCTATTTCAAGAGCACAAATGCTTAAAGAGTTGCTTCCGGGATTGAATGCACTCTTTGGCGATGAATACACGGGTTATGATGATGAGCACACGGCAATCTATGAAACTGAAAATTCTGATCGATCTTTCGAGGAAGAAGTAAAGTTAAGTGGATTTGACGCAGCTCCAGTTAAGAATGAAGGTTCTGCAATCAGTTATGATTCAGCACAAGAAACTTACACATCTCGTTACAACCATGAAACTATAGCAATGGGCTTTAGTATTACAGAAGAAGCTATGGAGGATAACCTCTATGACTCTCTTTCTGCTAGATACACAAAAGCACTAGCTAGGGCAATGGCTTACACCAAACAAGTAAAAGCTGTTAATCCATTTAACAATGGGTTTACAACTGCTTACAACTCTGGTGATGGCGTACCTCTATTTACCGCTAGCGGTGACGGGGTATCTGGTGGCGATGGTCACCCATTGGTAGATGGCGGTAAAAACAGTAACCGTCCTGCTACAGCAACCGACCTTAATGAAACTTCACTTGAAAATGCAGTAATTGATATTGCTGGATTTAAAGATGAACGTGGACTTTTGGTTGCTGCTAAACCAAGACGTTTAGTTATTCCTTCAGCGTTGCAATTTACTGCCACTCGTCTTTTAGAGACAACTGGTAGAGTTTCAACTTCTGATAATGATATAAACGCTTTAAAAAATAATGGAGCAATTCCAGAAGGTTATTTTGTTAATCACTATTTAACAGATACTAATGCTTTCTTCATTATTACTGATGTTCCCAATGGAATGAAACACTTCCAAAGAACAGCTTTAGAAACGTCTATGGACGGTGATTTTGACACCGGAAATGTGCGTTACAAAGCAAGAGAGCGTTACTCATTTGGAGTAAGTGACTATCTAGGGGTCTACGGATCACCGGGTAGCAGCTAAGATAAAACGGGGGGTAGTTAATTCTATCCTCCTTTTTTCTGTTTTAAATCTAGGGTAATTATAATTTATCTATCGACTGACCTAGCAGACTTTGCCAAGACGATAGAATTATTAAGGAGACTTAATCATGGCTAATTCGACTTTTAGTGGACCAGTCAGGTCCGAAGGTGGTTTTGAACAAATCACTAAAAACTCAACAACAGGTGCTATTACTACCAATTTAGATGTAGATACAAGCGGAAATATAACCACAACAGGTTATCTTTCTGCTTATTCAAACATCAGCAGCATCACAACAGCAACAAAAAGCGTAGAATCAACTGATTCAGGTACTGTTTATACTTTAAACAGAGCAGCAGGTATTGTAGTAACACTACCTACCGCAGCAGCAGGACTTAACTATACATTTATAGTAGGCACTACCTTTACAGGTGCAGGACAAATTAATACAGACAATACCAGTGATTTATTCTCTGGGTTTGCACAAATATTTGATCCAGCAACTGCGGGAGATACTAATACTTTTATTCCTGATGCCAGTAATGACGATACTATTGACTTAGGATCAGCAGCACAAGGTTGGTTAGTGGGTGGAGTAATTCGCTTATACGCTACAACAGCAGCAGTATGGCATTGTGAAGCATTCCTACACGGGGATGGTACTTTAGCAACTCCATTCGAGTAAGGAGTAATTTATGGCTGATGCAGTAACATCACAAACCATAGAAGACGGTGGCAAAAACTTAATAATGAAGTTTACCAACATTAGTGACGGCACTGGAGAAAGTGCTGTTGCTAAAGTTGATGTATCTGGATTAAATACTAATCCAAGTACAGGAGCAGCTTGCAGCCGTATATCAATACAACGTATCTGGTTCAGTAATATAGGTATGGGATTTAAATTATATTGGAACGCAAGTACCAATGTAATTGTTCTTGAAGCACCTAAAGATTGGTCAGATACTTGGGATTTTTCTATGGGAAATGAAGGAAAATCAGGAATTCCAAATAACGCTGGAACTGGAGTCAATGGAGATTTACTGTTAACCACAGTAGATCATACAAGTGGCGATACTTACAGTATGATGATTTGGGCACACAAACACTATTAAACGGAGAATATTATGCCACAAGGTAAAGGAACCTATGGTTCAAAAAAAGGCAGACCGCCAAAAAAAATGGCAAAAGGAAAAAGATTAGACCCAACAAAACCACCGGCTGGTCCCAGACCGGGTAGTTGCCCTAGACCAGAAGAAGAAATTTTATTATCAAATAATAAATGGATTCAAGCTGGGGATTTAAAAATAGGTGATCAAGTTGTCACCTCAAAAGAAATCCAAACGGTTACTAGAGTTGACCGACTAGAAGAACAAGAAAGATGTGAAGTCTTTTTTGAAGGAATAGAAGGAGAAGAAAGTAACAGTATTGTTACTTCTTATAGCCACCCTTATTATGTAGAAGGAAAAGGGTTTACTGAAGTTTCTGATTTAAAAATTGGTGACATAATAGGTTCTTTAATTGTTAAAGCTAAAAAAGCTTTTGATTTAGGACCAGTTATTAGTTTGTCAGTTGATATAGCAGAAACGTACATGTTAAAAGCAGGTACAGAAAATAACCCAATGCCTGCGTTATCACATAATAAAACTCCTATGCCACCAAGACCAAGAGTTCCTAAAAAACCACCAACACCCGCAGCAAGAGTAGGTGGACCTGAAAAAGAAAACTTAGGTAGAGGAAGAGTTGCAATGAAGGCAGGTAAAAAAGTACCAATGTATAAGGCAGGTAGTAAAATACCAATGTATCAAGACTTGGTTAAAAAGAAATATGGCGGAAAAGTGTAAATGGCTACAAGTGGGTCAGCTACATTTAATCCAGATTTTACAGAACTAGCAGAAGAAGCCTATGATATGGCTGGAGTAGAAATGCGTTCTGGGTATCATTTAAGGAGTGCTAGACGCTCCTTAAATACCATGTTTCTTGAATGGGCAAATCGTGGTATTAACTTATGGACAGTTGAAAGTGGAACACAAACGCTTACTGCTGGAACAGGTAGTTATACTATGCCAGCCGATACTATTGATTTAATTGAATATTTTATTAGAACAGATTCTGGTAATACAAGCACACAAAGCGATTCACGTTTGAATCGTATTTCTGTGTCTACTTATGCAGCAATTCCTAATAAATTATCTCAAGGCTTGCCTATTCAAATATACATAGATAGACAACAAGCAGCTCCAGTTGTGCATTTATATCCTGTTCCAGATAGTGCGGAAACTTACACATTGTTTTATTACAGGATTGCTAGAATTGAAGACGTAGGTGCTCCAGCATCTAACACTTTAGATTTACCAGCAAGATTTTTGCCCTGTGCTACTGCTGGTTTAGCTTATTACTTATCAATTAAACACGCAGAACAACCTGAAAGAGTTATTGCATTAAAAGGACTATATGAAGAACAATGGAGATTTGCAGCAGAAGAAGATAGAGAAAAATCATCTGTTCGTTTTGTTCCTTTTATTGGGCAAAATTAATGAGTAATTTTGCTTCAGGCAAAAAAGCTATAGCATATTGTGATCGTTGTAGTTTTGAATATCCTTATAACGAATTAAAGTTTGAAATATATGATCAAAAACGAACTGGGTATAGAGTTTGCAATGAATGTCTGGATGTTGATCAACCGCAATTACAATTAGGTAAATATGCTAAAGATGATCCACAAGCATTACGCAATCCTAGACCTGATAAAAGTTTAGCAGCAAGTAGAAGACTTTCAGCATTTGATCCAATAGGAGGAGGAATGACTGAATTTGGTTCTTCTACAGTTGGCTTAGATATGTTTGGAAAAATAGGAAATTTAACAGTAACAACGAGTTAATTATGACTTATTCAGAATTAAAAACAGCTATACAAGATTATTTACAAAATTCAGAAACAACTTTTGTAAATGATTTACCTACAATAATTAAACAAGCTGAAGAAAGAATATTAAAATTAGTTCGTTTGCCTGTATTTAGAAAAAATGTACAAGGTAATTTGACGGATGGTAATCAATATCTTACAACTCCAACTGATTTTATGGACACTTTTTCTTTAGCAACTATAAGTTCAAATACTTACAATTATTTAATAAGAACAGATGTAAGTTTTATAAGAGAAGCTTATCCTACAACTACAACAAAAGGAGAGCCTAAACATTATGCTCTTTTTGACAACAACACTTATATTATTGGACCAACTCCAAACGCTGATTTTAACGTTGAATTGCATTATTTTTATCGTCCTACTTCTATAACAGCAGGATCAGATAGCGGTACAACTTGGTTGTCTACTAATGCTATTAATGTTTTATTATATGGGTCTTTATTGGAAGGCTATACTTACATGAAGGGAGATGCCGACCTAATGAATCTTTATAAAACAAGATACGATGAAGCTTTGGCAAGATTAAAGATTTTAGCAGAAGGCAGAAATACTACCGACAGTTATAGAGAAGGAACATATAAAATTCAACAAACTTAAACATTAAGGAGCAGATAATGTTAAAAAAACCAATAAAAGCCTTAAAAGGTAAAAATATAGCTATTGTAGCTATGGGAGAAAGTCAATTAGATTTTCATATAGCAAGAACACACAGTCAAGAATTTGATGAAGTATGGGCTATTAATGCAATGGCAGGAATTATTCCTAATCCAGATAGGGTATTTGCAATGGACCCAATGAGCAGATTTTTTGATACTGAAGATGCAGGTGGTCAAACTAAGTTAATGAGAAAAACATTGTCTACAATTAATTGTCCTGTTTATTCTGTTGAATTAGATAAAAGAACACCGTCTGTAGAGCTTTATCCAATAGAAGCTATTATTCAAGACACAGAATGCGGATATTTAAATAATACAGTAGCTTACGCAATAGCTTTTGCGTATTGGAATAAAGTTGGTTCTATAAGCATGTTTGGAGCTGATTTTACTTATAAAAAATTAGTTTATTTTGCTGAAATGGGAAGAGCTTGTTGTGAATTTTGGTTAGCTAAATGTATGGAACAAAAAATAGAAGTATCAATAGCATTGAGGTCTAATTTATTAGATGCTAATGTAGAAACTAAAGATAAACTGTATGGCTATCATCGTTTAAATGATCCTGTAGTAAGTTACGTTGAAAATAATAAAATGAAAGTTTGCAAATATTCAGAAGTAATAAAACAACAAATGGTTCCTTATGGAATTTCAGGACGAGAAGACCCAGAAACTAACTTTAATGATTTAGTAGAACCAAATAAACCATAATGAATACAGACCCATTTGAAAGTTCTTTAGGAACATTAGGTGTAACCACTACAAATAATCGTGGACATACAGTAGAAGAAGTTGCTTTTATGGCAACTGAAAGATTAGTATCAATAAGTGATACCGCACCAGAACCTATAAAATCACAAGCTCATTTATTTAAAGATGCTACACAAAAAGTAATTTCTTATTACATGAATGAAGCTGTAAAAAATCATATTTGTACAATATGCAATCAATTAGAAAAACAAGGTCATAAAGACCTAGCAAATATTATAAGGAGACTATAATGGCAATAACACAAGCAATGTGCACAACTTTTAAAAAAGAACTTTTACAAGCAAAGCACAATTTTTCAACAGGTGGCAATACCTTTAAATTAGCTTTATATACAAGTAGTGCAACAATGAGTGCAGCTACTACTGCATATACAACAACTAATGAAGCTAGTGGAACTAACTACACAGCTAAAGGCGGAACTTTAACTAAAGTAGAACCAACAAATAGTGGAACTACAGCAATAACAGATTTTGCTGATTTAACTTTTGGAACGGCAACTATAACTGCTAGAGGTTGTATGATTTTTAACGATACTCAATCAGGCGATCCAGCAGTAGCAGTATTTGATTTTGGTGCAGATAAAACATCTACAGCAGGATCATTTACAATTACGTTTCCTACGGCTGATGCAAGTAATGCGGTGATAAGAATAGCTTAATAAAGTAATTCAATATGGCAGTCGGGTGGGGTAGAAGTACATGGGGTGCAGGTCCTTGGGGTCAGCCTGCAGCAGTTAATGTAACTGTAAATCTTACGGGGCTTGCAGGAACTTCTGCGTTAGGCACAGAAACTGTAACAGGTGTTGCTAATGTTTATCCCACTAATGTAGTAGGAACTACTGCATTAGGTAATGAAACTGTAAATGCAGTAGCCAATGTTTATCCTACAAATGTAATAGGAACTACTGCATTAGGAAATGAGTCTGTTTCTGGTGATGCAAATGTAACAGAAACTGGTTTAGCAGGAACAGGTGCAGTTGGAACTGTTATTGCTGCTGGTTTTGCAATTACTGGTGTTAGCGGTACTGCATCTACTATTGGTCTTGGTGATGAAACTGTAACAGGTGATGCCAATGTTTATCCTACAAATGTAGTAGGAACAACAGCTTTAGGCAGTATAAGCCTAGTAACTGTAAATATAATTGCAGTTACAATGGATGCAGCGACAAGTGCATTAGGTGCTGAAACTGTAACAGGTAATTCTAATGTTTATCCAACTACAGTTACAGGAACAGGTGCAATAAGTGGATTAAATGTTTGGGGAAAAATAATTCCTAATCAAACACCTAATTATTCAACAATTTCTACAACTCAAACTCCTAATTGGAGTGAAGTTGCATAATAATATATAATTTTTACAAGAGGAAAATAGATGGCTAGTACATACGTTAATAACCTAAGACTCAACGAAATGGCTACTGGTGACGGTAGTGGAACTTGGGGCACAACAACAAATACAAATTTAACACTTATTGGAGAAGCCTTTGGGTACGCTACTTTAGCAGTTGCTAATGCTTCAACAGCTACATTGACTATACCTGATGGAACAGAAACAAGTAGTGAGCCAAGAAGAATGTATCTTAAACTCACGGGTGGTGGGCAAGCGTGTACTGTTACACTAGCACCTAATACAGCGTCTAAAATTTGGATAATAGATAATGTTACAAGTTATACACTTACCTTTACGCAAGGTAGTGGGGCTAACGTAGCAATCTTAGCAGGTGAAACAAAAATGATAGCCACTGACGGAGCTGGTTCTGGTGCTGTAGTTTATGACGTATTAACGGATGTAAACTTAGCAGGAACAACTAAAACCGCAGCATTAACGAATGCTGGTGCGTTATCCAACCAAGGAACAGTAACAGTAGGCGTAGACGATACGGGTTATGACGTTAAATTCTTCGGAGCAACATCTGGAGCGTACATGCTCTGGGATGAATCCGCAGATGATTTAATGTTAGTAGGAGCAGCAGGACTTTCTGTTGCTGGCGATATTTCAACACCATCAGCAGGAACAAGTAACTTCAGAGCAGGTGTCAACGCAGGTAACAGTATTGAAAGTGGTGGTAACTACAACGTAACAGTTGGCGATGAAGCAGGTACTGCGATTACTACTGGTGATAATAATACAGCCATTGGTTTTTCAGCTTTAACAGCTAACACTACAGGTTCAAGTAATACAGCAGTTGGAGAAGAGACTTTAAAAACAAACACTACAGGTGTACAAAACGTAGCACTTGGTGTAAATGCTTTAAATGATGCTGTTACTGTAAACAATAATACTGCCATAGGATATAACGCTTTAGCAGTAACTACGATAGGAGACAATACAGCCGTTGGTGCAGAATCTATGGTAGCAACTACCACTGGTACTTATAACACAGCAGTTGGTAAAAGTTCGATGGTAGCTAACACGACTGGTGCAAATAATGTAGCAATGGGTGCTTTTGCTTTAGACGCAAATACTTCAGCAAGTTCTAATACAGCAATAGGACATAATGCAGGAACAGCCGTTACCACAGGTGCTAGTAATACTTATATAGGTGCAGAAGCAGGGGAAGGAAACACCACACACGGTCATAATACAGGTATTGGTTTTAGAGCATTAGAAACAAATCACTCAAGTTCTGATGGGTACAATACAGCACTTGGTTCAGGAGCAGGTCAAACAATCACAGGTTCTTATAATACATTTTTAGGAGCAAGGTCTGGGGATGCAACAACTTCAGGAGATTATACAACTGCTGTAGGTGCTGATGCTTATGGTGCTGTTGGAACAGGGTCTGGTAATACAGCAATCGGTAACAGGGCACTGTATATAAATACTTCAGGAGCAGAAAATGTTGCAGTCGGTAGACGTGCCATGGATGCTGCTACAACTGCCGATGCTAGTGTAGCGATTGGATATGATGCTTTAGGAGCACTTACAACAGCAAATGATAACACAGCAGTAGGACACAGTGCTTTGTTAGCAAACACCACAGCAACGGCTAACACTGCTGTAGGTAAAAGTGCTTTAGCAGGAGCTACCACAGGTAGTTACAACACAGCAATGGGGTATAAAGCAGGAGATACTATTACAACTGGACAGTCTAATACCATAATGGGTTATGAAACTGGGCAGGCTCTTACAGACAGTGAAAGTAATGCTTTCTTTGGTATGCAAGCAGGTTATGCTTCTACGACTTCAGACAACAATACTTTTATAGGTTTTAGAGCAGGATTTACAAACACCACAGCTTCAGGTAATACAGCTGTTGGTACAAGTGCTTTAACAACAAATACCACAGGAGCAAATAATGTAGCAGTTGGTTGGATTGCTTTAACAACAAATTCGACAGGAGGAAATAACACAGCACTTGGTAGAAGTGCTTTAGCATCAAACAGCACAGGAGGAGATAATACAGCCGTTGGTTATCAAGCTTTAAATGCAAACTCGACAGGTGCTGGTAACACAGCCGTTGGATATACTGCTTTAACAACAAATACGACAGCAGCCGACAATACGGCTGTAGGGGATCGGGCTTTAACATTAGTAAGCACTGGAGCAAATAACACAGCGATTGGTCATGATGCAGGTGACCTTATTACAACTGGTGCTAATAATACTTGTCTCGGTAATCAGGCAGACCCAACAGGAGCAACTGTCTCTAACGAATTTACTTTAGGTAATGCTAGTGTCAGTTCTTTAAGGTGTGCTGATACTTCTATATCTTCTCTATCAGACAGACGAGACAAAAAAGACATTATAGATTCTTCTTATGGTTTAGAATTTATCAATAAAATTAGACCAGTACAATTTACTTGGGATAGAAGAAATTTAGTTCAAGGAGATTTGGAAAGTATACACAATGGTAAAACTAGAATTGGTTTTATTTCCCAAGAATTACAAGAAGCTATGGAAGACGACAGTAATGAAATATTAGATTTAGTGTACGAAGAAAACCCAGAAAGACTTGAAGTTAAACAAGGAAAGTTAATTCCTGTATTAACTAAAGCACTACAAGAACTTTCTGCAAAAGTGGAAGATTTAGAAAAACAACTTAATAATAAGGAGTAAAAAATGTCACAAACAGTAACAGAAGTCTTAGCAGCAGGTTCAGACAGCGTAACATTAATCAACAGTATTAATACAGACGCTTCAGCAGAACCTTTAGTTGCAGGCATGACACAAGCCGAGATAAATGGAATAGTACAACAAAATGTTGACCATCTTTCAATTATCTTGCTTTATGAACCTGTAGATTCAGATGATAATACCCCAAATGTAAAAGGAGCAGCAGATAGTAAAAAAACTACACACGTTGCAGCCGTTACAACGGGCACGAATTACATAGCAGCAAACGACTAGGAGATAATATGACTGAAGAAGCCGTAGTCTTTATAGACGATAAAGAGATAAAAGTATCTGAGCTGTCCGATCAACAGAAATACTTGCACTCGCAATTACTGGATTTAAAAAACAAAGAAGCAAGTCTTAAATTTCAATTAGACCAAGTAGCTGCCAGTATGTCAGTATTTCAAAATGCTTTTGTTCAAGCTTCTAAAAAAGTCGCTGAAGAAGTTTTAGAAGAATCATCAACAACCGAAGAGGTAAATTAAATGGTATATATAAATATATTTGTATGGATAACCGCTATTGTCGCAATAGCTTCACTTGTGGCTGCTATAACCCCTACTCCAAAAGG